AATAGTTTTTAAAAGCTATTCTACTTCTATTTTTCATTGCTTCTAATAGTTCTATAGTTACAACTTCTGTATCTCCAAACTCTAACATATTTATTTCCATGTTAGTTTTTGGACATTTATAATAGAAACCACCTTGAGTATTGTTCATTATTAATACCTCAGTATCTCTAGTTAGCATCTTTCTAAGTTCTCTAAAACTTTTAGGTCTGCTAACAACCTCTTTTACTTCAACTGCTTCCACAGTTTCTTTTTTAGTTGTTTTTCTTGTAGTTGTTTTTTTAGTTGTAGTCATTTTTAAATCTCCCTCCTCTTAATTAAAAACCCCCACCATAAGGCAGGGGTAAAAATTACAAATTAAACTATTGAGTGGTATACTCCGTAGTAAGAAGCCTTAACTACTCCAAGTTGTACTTTACGAGTAACTAAGTATTCCATTTGTTGATCCATTCTAGTTGCAGGGTCATTTACCTCAGATATGTAAGCATCCCCTTCAAATCCTAGTTTTATCATTTTAGTTCCTTGAGGAACAACAAATAACATATCAGAAGATAATGCGAAATCACCTTTTTGGTCTAAAGTTTGAGGTATTTCAACTACTGGAACACCTTGTAATACTGTAACGTATCCATGATTTCTTATATCGTCTTTATCAGCAACAGCCATAGTAGATATGTCACCTTTTCTTAATTTAGATAAAGCTTTTCTAGTTCCGAATATAGTAGCTTTTTCACCAGTTTTAGCTTCTACTCTAGCAACTAATTCCATTAATTTATCTTCATCATAAGAACCTGATTGTACATATTTAGTGTCTAAACCAGTGTATGCAGACTCTATTTGCTTAACTATTAATTCAGCAACTTTGTTGTCCATAGATTTCGCAACTCTGTTTACCATATCTTGCCAATCTATTTTCCCCATCATAAAGTCTAAAAATTCAGCATATATTTTAACACCCATAGGGAATCCTGTCATTGCAAGTCTTCCTTGTAATAACTTTTGTCTTCTTAATTGGTTAGTACCATCAGCAACTAAACCAACTTTGAATAAGTCATTGTTAGTAACTCTGAACTCAGCTATATCACCAAGAGCAGTATCTTTGAAATCTACCCAATCTCTGTATTTGTCTATCATTAATTCTGATAAAGCAACAGTTATAGTTTCAGATAATATTCTGTAAACTTCATACTTATTTTGTTGGAATTTGTAAACATCCCAACCATTTTCCATTCCACAAGCTTCTAATATAGCTTCTCTTATAACATCTGATCCTTCTGTAGCAGAATATTTTTCTACTTTTCCTCTAGTTATATCTAAAGATAACTTTTGAAGGTCAGTTAAATTTCTTAACTTAGCCATTTTAAGTTTCTCCCCCTTAAATATCCTATTATATAAACTCTATTACTAAAGATGGTTGTCCACCAAAGTTTTCTTTATCTAAAACTCTTGCTATTTTAGTAGCACCACTTGCTCCTAATTTTCCATCTCCAACACATCCTAATTTATCTCCAATTTCAACAGAACCATTAACTATAGATTCAGCTACAGTTATTATATCTCCTCTTTCAGGTATGAAAGCTCTACCAACTTTTCCGTTAGCTAATACGAAATCTTGTTCCATTAATCTTTCATCATATTGCATAACAACAGAAGCATGGAATACAACAGTGTTATCAGGAGTAGCTTTTGCTAACTCTACTTCGTATGCTTCATAATCTCCATTAGATAATCCTTTTAACTCTAAGAATAAACCTTGTTCTAAGTTTTCTATAGAGTTTTCAAATGACACTGGATATCCTTTAACTTTGTCCAGTCTTATTACGTTTGCCATAATAATTTATCCCCCTATTTACCATATTTAGCAAATAATCCACCGTAAGGCTCTTTACTTGCTGTAGTTTCAGATATTGCTATTTTAGGTTTAGCAACTTTTTCTTTTTGAGAGAACTTTCCTTTTAGAGCATGAGCTTTCATACCTTCTAAAGCGAATAGTTCCTTTTTAAATGCTTCTAAAGTTATTTCTCCTTTATAAGCTTTTTCTTTTACTTCAGATATTTCTTCTTCTGTAAAATCAAATTCTGCACAAACTCCATCTACATCTGCTTGAAGATTTTGTGCTTCTATTTCAGCTTTAAATTCTTTTAACACAGCTAATTCTTCATTTAACTTGTTAAATCTATCAACTAAAGCTTCACAAACTTCAACAACTGTTGCAGGAACTTCTTCAAAAAATACTGAGAAACAATCTAAAGAGAATTTTTCTTCTTTCTCTTCTTCTTCATCTTCGTATTTTTTCTTTTTGTTCCCACAAGCAAACTCATCAGATTCATCTACTGTATCTATAGCTTCTTCAACAGTTTCAACAACTTCTTCAACTTCTACTTCTTGAGCTTCTGTTTCTGTTTCAACTGCTACTTCTTCTATAGCAGGAACATCTGTATCTTCTACTTCTGTATCCTTTATTTCAACTTCAGTATCATCTATTTTTCTAGTTTCCTCATATACAACTGTTTCATTTTCCATAGTGAAGTCCTCCTTTCTATCATTTGTTTTCTGAATTTCTTCGCACATATCTTTTATCTTTTGCTTTATATCAGAATCAAAAGAGAACTTTTTAATATTACAAGTTCCATTCATACCTTGTGGAACATGGTCACCTAATACTGTAACTGCTTGGTATTGGTATTTATTTATATGGTACACTCTATCTACAAAGTCACCTTGTTCAACAGATATTTCCATAGAAACACCCTTACTGTCACAGTCTTGTATCAGTTCCGCTCCACCATTGCTGTAAGATTTAAATATATATCCAGTACAACAAACATGGTTTACTCCATCTATCATCTCATAGTGATAATCATTAGACTCAGGTATGATTCCTATTATTTGCTCCTCGTAGAACTCTTTAAGCTCATAGCCATCTTTACCTTCTACAAGTTTAATTGACATATTATGTTCGTCAAAATCTAATGCTTCACCTTCATCTGATCTAAGTATATAACCTAGTATTGGAACATTTTTTAAACTTTCTCTTGCTGATTCTATAGATTGCATAGAAAAGGCACTACCGTTGCGGTTTTCACCTTCATGCATAACGACCAACTTGACTTTCATTAAGTTAGAGTTATTTTGAGATTCAGAAAAGTTTAATGTGCAGGGTACACTATTTATTTTCATAACTTTACCCCCTGTTTAAAAAAATGCTTTATTTGTAAATAAGAATTTCTTCTTATTATCTTCATTAAAAAAAACCCTATCAGGGTTGTTCTCAAATACATATGCAATTTTTCCACTAACAGGCATTTCACATATTTGTTTCATACCTTGCTTTAGTAATTCATCTCTATCTGCTTCTGAAAAGGCATATACAAACCTAGTCATCTAACATCCCCTCCTATTGATTTTCAGGTGTTTTTGCAACACTATCTGTATTATCAGAGTCTTCCTTAGAAGGTCTTCCATTATCATCACTAGAAGTCATTGTGTGAGATGTTTGCTGTGGTATTAGAATCTTATCTATTCCAAGTGCCTGTTCACCTTTTAAGACATTGTAGCCTTGAAGTGGAGTAAAGCCTTGTACTGCTAAGTATTCTAATCTCGATCCACCATATTGTAAATTTTCTCTACTTCTCTTGATGTATTCATCTCTTGAGAAATAAGTAGAATTAAATAACTTAACTCTCCATGAGCTTGTCTTTTTATTTTTAGCTATTTCATAGTTAAGGAAGTTTTCAAACATTGATATTATGTTATTTATAAACATCTCATCAACTTTAACTCCCATTGCTATAGCTTCATTTGTAGACTTTGAACCATTAAATATCTCAGAGTTGACTCCTGCATCATCAAGTAAACTTTCCAATGCATCATTTCTTTGATTTATGGCTTCTGCTCCTGTTCTTGATAAAGTTATTGATTGTAAATCCAGTGGATTTGTTGTTATAGCTATACCATCAGGTAAATTCCTTTTAGTACTTGAGTGATACTCTTTTACCAAATCATAATCAATTAATAATTCCCCATCATCATCTATAGGCACTTTTTGATGTATAATTTTTAAGTTATTTGCTTTTGCACTATTAAAATGAAGTTGCTTCATTTCATCTAGGTGCATAAGACCATCAAAAAGATATGAAAATGGTGGGAATCCTTTTGGTAGGAATTGCGATATAGCATTAAATGCCACTGCATTTTCCTCTAATTCATACCAACCATTATCTATTAAATCCTCTGCTTTTATACCACCACTTTGGTATTTATCTGAAAGCTTTTGTAAATCTAATGGCATAGTGTCATAAATAGACTTTGTATTAAGTTTTCTTATGTCTATTGCATATTTACAAACATTATCTTCTACAGATGAAATCCTACATAAGTCAGTTGGCATTTGCTTATATACTATAGATTGACTGTCTTCTATTTTATATAGATATAACTCACCATCTTGTAATAAGCGGTCTATCATCCAACCCAAATTGTATTTTGGATTTAATGCTTCTAGATATTTAGCAGTTTCTTGATAGGACTTCATTAATTTTTCTCCTGAAGTTGATTTTTTACTGTCAACTTCTATAGGGTACAGCATACAATCAAATGTAGGCATACTAGCAAAATATTTTATTATCCTATTATATACTCCATTGTTATATCTAATATATGCAGATGCTTCTTGTAGTGAAGAACTGTTTTTAAATGGAGATTCTAAGTAAGTTAATATATTTTGCTTACTATATTTCTTAGGAGATTTTATTGAAGGTGTAGAGTATGAAACACTATCTTTAGCAAATTGTTGAGCTTTATAATTTACTTTTTTCTCTGACATCATACCACCTACCATAAACTTATAAATTTAGATTTTTTTTTAGTTTTCTTTAAATCTCTTTCAAGAATTTTAGCTAAGTAATTTCCATAACTTAGGGAACTGTATCTATCCTTACGGTTTCTACCTCTTTCCCTAATCCTTACAAATCCATTATAGATTTGCGAATCTAGGTTTATTAGCTCATTTATCATAGCTGTAGTTTGAGCATAAGGCTTTATCATATAAGCCTGTTCTTCAGGTGATTTCTTAAGCATATTTTGTTTTTCAACTAAGAAATCTCTACCTTCTATCTCGTTAACTAACAGTTTTATTTTTCTTTTTTGGAATACATCTTTTAAAGACATTGCTATCTCATGGTTTACATCAAGCTTAACTACTTTGATAGAGAATATGACTGGAAGTGCAGTCTTGTCAGCTCTCTCACTCATCTTTTCATCATTAAAAGCTCTAAAGCTTTCATATTCTTCATCTCTATCTTCATCATACTGAACCTTAGTAATTGCATCATAGACACCTATACCTGCCAATTTGTATTAACCCATAGCTCTTTATCTATGGCTCTTACAGTTTCCTATAAGTTTAGACTATTTCATTACCTTCAACTTAATGTAAGGTATCGGATTTCGTGGATATTTCAACTGGTCTAGTTTACTTTATCTAGTCGTTAAACCTGACTTACATCCCTGTAAGTATTGGTAATAGATTATCATAGAGTTCCCTCCTTAGATTTTTCTATTTTAACCCGATTTTCTATACTGTATTTCTACAGTAAGGGGCAACTGTTCACCCTGTGTATCTATTGCTATATAGTCAGCTTGGAAATCATAAAATAGTTGCTTAAGTCTTAGTGCCTGTTTATCAGATTTTCCACCTTCATGGGACTCTATGTATACAACATGTCTTATATACTCCTCTTGCTGTGGAATTAATCTCATCAACGTAAAAATGGAAGCATCATTTCCTGACCCTCCCATAACTGATATATCGGCACTTATTATTCTTTTTTCTCCACCTACTTTAGGCAGATAATATTTTTTCTTTATTTTATCTTTCTCTTGAAGATACTCTATTGGTGTTGGTGGATTCCACCCTTTCTTCATAGTCCTACAGGGATTTATCTCTGCGGATTTAAAGAAAGCATTTGAACTTTCACCATACCATATAGCTTCCATCTCCATTAACCAAGTTATCTCATTCATATCTTCTTCATTTCTTATGGCTTCAACCCTAGACTTTGTAAGAAGTCCATGTTTTACAGCTAGTTGATATGGGAAAGCACATACAAAATAGTCCTTACCTTTGCACATATCATTTTTATACGAAACAAATTTCTCATAAGAATGGTGAGATGAATAATATGCTGAAGTTAAGTATAACTCCTTATTCTCTTCAAGAGGGTAATCTCTATATTCAGGTTTATCGTAAAACTTAGGTCTACGAACAACAGTTAAAAATGGTCTTAATATCGAGTTAAGCACATGTTGACTTATAAGTCTACACTCATCTAAAATCAAGATATTGCAACGATACATTTGTATTAACCTGTAGCTCTTTATCTACAGCTCTCATAATTTCTTATGAGTTTGGAGTACTTTTTCACCTTCAACTGAATGGTCAGGTGGAGGACACTCTTGGATAGATTATATTCTACATTAGCAGTTTCACTATCTACTCTCTACGGTGTCAAAAATGCTTTAGTTTCCTTGATTACCTCGGAGTAACCATATCATTCACAACTTAGGCTTCCTCCGATTTTGCCCTCTTATAATCTTAAATATTTCTATCTAAGTCGGCTATCTAATAACCTCTTGCACTATCTGAAGATGCAACCGCTTCTATTGTTGACCCATTTTTAAATTTTACTACTGCATCATTCGCTCCAACTTTTACATAGGCTATCTCCCTTCGTAAGTTAGGGGACATACCCATCAACTCTTTTTCTATCTTTTGTGATATTAGTAATCTAGCCTGTCCTTTTGTTCCCGAAGCCACTATAATTTTAGTGTTTGGGTATAGGATACACCTGCAACAGCAGTAGACCGAGGTAAGGAAACTTTTACCAAGACCCCTCGAAGCTACAAAGTAGAAAAAGTTGTTAATGTTCATCATATATAGTAGAATCATCTGAAATCCAAATAGAGGTAATTGCAGATAATCTACCGCAAATCTGTGGATGTTGGCTCTATAAAAACTTCCCCAAAGTTTCACACCTTCATTAAAATTAACCTTGTCCTGTTGAAGACCTCTCTTACGTTTTCTAGTCTTGGTCTTCATAAACTTCTTCCTCCTTAGTATCACCCATATCTAAGTCAAATATACGAGCAAATGGCTTAACAAACCATTCATTTATATATTTACGGAATCCATCTACATCCTTAAACTCATCTAATGGCTCAGGTATTGGCTCTTCATCTTCTATCTTCTTGATGAATAGTCCAAAACTTGCTTCATCATCTGATACAGTATTCTCTTGGACAGGTTTTATATTTCCATCACCCATAAGCTTAGATAATGTAGACATCATTTTTTCATACATCTGTAGGTTTCCTGATCTTCTACTTTTCTCTGCTTCTAATTGAGTTCTAGAAATATTCTCATATAACATACGTTGTACAGGATTTCTGTGGTCATAAACTGCAACAAGCTCTTGGTACTTTTCTTCTAAGTATGCATAATCATCCTTTGGAAGACCTCTACCCCATCTACGAACCATTTCAGAAGTTACCATAAAATCATCTTGCACTTCAATGTTATCTGACTCTTCATCTGAAGCTACATCTGAGTAAATAGAACCATTTTCTAAAGACATAACTTCACTATCAAAACTTGTTTTTCCTTTGAACTGTGGCATAGAGTTAACCTTTTGGAAATACACTCTAACCAAACTTGTATTAGTCTTCTTAGCTTGAGCCATTAAGACATCAACCAAAGAAGAGCTAAAGTACCCATCAAATAATAATGTAATTCTATATAAGGCTCTTACCTCATCAGAATAGAAATCAACATATCTTTCATACAGGTCAATTACACATTCTTTACATATGTTCATCCTCTTATCATTAGATGCACACATAGGCGAATATGATATATAGAAACCTGTAACAATACTTTTTAAGTTTCCACAGCAGGAACATTTTTGGTTTTTAGCCATATTTTCACCTCTTTTTAAAAATAAGGATAGTGCTGTACACTATCCTTAAAAAGAGTGAGAGATTGAAGAGGGTAAACCCCCTTAGAAAACCCTAGTTAAAATTAACTAGAGCTATAAAGAAGGTCTACTATTGTTCAGTAGGTAACTCATTATCATGTGATATTTTGATGTTTAATCCTTCTATTCCTTCAAGACTTCTTAAAACTTCTAGGAAGTTATAAGTCTTTTCCTCATCTTTAGTTCTCTCTATTATAACAACATCATTTTCTTCAAAGTAAAGTTCACACTTTGAAAATGATATTGAAAATGATTTCTTAGCCATACTTTTTCTCCCAAAAAAAAATAAACACCCTTGGGTGTTTACTTATGTGTTTAATTGAAACTTTCTATAAAAAGGATTGGTGAATAATATTAAAAAAATATTATCTATACCTTTATTATATCTCTTTTATGCTATTTTATGCAACAATAAATAAAATTATTGGCAAACTTTTTTAACTTCTTTTTTGAAGTTATCACTTAAAGATACTTTTGCAACTATAGTATCAGGTATTTCAACCTTCTTGTTAGAGTTAACAGCATTTATAACTCTTCCTTTTTGAGTCTTAGTTTCAAATTTTAAGAAATCTCTTATTACTAAGTGATCTCCTTTATTTAATAAATCTATTACAACTTCTCTAGCTAAATCGAAGCACATTTTAACATCATCTTGAGCTAAAGGTCTTTCAGTTTCTTTTGATTGTGTAGATATTTCTTTTACAAAATCTAGGTATTTCATATTTTCTCTCATCCTTTGTTAATATATTTGCTACGTTATCAAAACGTTACATAACCATATTGGATTTAAGAAATGAAAAGTGTAACATACTTTTTTCAAAAAAATTTCTTACCCCTGTAGAGCACCCATAACTGTAACTACGATTTTTTTCAGTCTTCTGTGAAGTGTCATTCTACTAAAATTTTTTTTCTTGGAAATCCTCTCTTTTGAAAGACCTTGCCTTAAAAGATGTATAATATCTAAATCAGTTTTATCTAATAAACCTGCATCAAATACTTTCTTTATAGCATTATCTATGTCATACATAAGTATAGCCATATCGTTTTTTAAATCTTTCTTTGAACCTTGTAAACATATAAGAGCTTCAACATGCTTTTCATTTGAATAATCAACTATA